AGCCATTGTTAATGCAGAAGCAACGTCAGCAGAGCATAGGATCATGTTACCCTTTCCTCTACGAGTTCTCTGTGCAATTCTGTTTGCATCTCTTTCGATCTGGAAGATAAGTCCTTTGAACTTCTCAACTGACCATCTACCATTTGAGTCGATGTCAAGGTCGAATGTACCACCTTGTGCAACGTTAGTAGCAGCACCTGCTTCTGCAGTCTTATAGATTGTTCTGATAACTTCTCTATTGATCTCAGCAAGAATCTCTGTTGAGAGAATGTTTGCTAATTCTGCCTCTGCGTTTAGACCATGAATTGCCTTAAGGTCTTGAGCAAGTTCTAAACTATACTCTGCCTTTAGTGCTCTGGACTTAGCAGTAACGGTGACCTTCTCGATTGAGAATGCCATTTCGTTGAACGCTGGTGATCCACTTGTTCCAAGTGCTTCAGAGTTCTCGGTATCCATACCTTGACCAACGTTATAGTTGAGCTGGTTACCAGGTGCACCTGAAGTTGGGTTAAGTAGTGCAGGGTTAGCATCTGAACTAGGCTTCTGTGTAGTTGTACCAAAACCAACTGATGGTCCGTTAGATCCATCAACGTATCCACTACCAATGTCGCCTGTTGTTTTACCAGCACTAACAGCAGAGAATGAAGTATCTGCTTCGTCGAATAGTGCCTCTGTTCCGTCCATTGTGCTGAACTTGGATCTCATTGCGAAGATCAATCCAGTAGGACCAGTCATTGGTTGAACACCTGCTAGGTCATATGCGACCAAGTTAGGCATTGAACGACGGATCAAACTGATTAGAACAGGGTCGAAACCTGCTACTGGTGCAGCTGCTCCAGCAGAGAAACCTGCTGTTGTGCCATCTGAACCTGTGTTAACTGTTGGTGATGCTTCGGAAAGAAACTCTCTTTCTTCTCTAATTGCTGTTTCTTGGTTCTCCAAAAGTTGTGCGGTAACCATTCTCTTATGATTATCCTTGATTGGATCTAGTCCATCGTAATCAAGTAATGGTGCCCACTTCTCCTGAAGATGCTCGTGATTAATTGGAGCTCTCATTTGAAATTTACCTCTTTTTAAAGTTTAGTTTGAATTTATGATATAAAAATCATTTTTTAGGAACTGATCTTCCTAGACTTTTTAGGTAAGATTCCATCAATCCAGTGACTGCTGGTTCTTGATGACCTGTTTCTGTACCTTCAGTTAATGTCTCAGTTTCGTTCCTTTGAACATTAGATCCATTGGTTGGGAAATAAGACTCCCTTAATGTCACTAATTTCTCACGGTATGCGTCTTCACTATCAAACTCAACATTCTCTGCAAGTTTTGCCAACTTGTCCTTCTGTGTTACAGCAAGACCTTCAGTGACATCTGCAAAGATTACATCAGAAGTAGATTCTGATAATCTCTTAGTAAGAGCGATGTTTTTATTGATTTGCTCGTTGAGTTTTCCTTCCATTTCATCAAGTTTATCTACCATACTATCGAGTACATTGTATTTTTCTTCAGGAATAGTTACATAATGTTCTTCAAATAGACTCCTCATTCCAGTGAGGAATGATTCTGTCATTTCTGTTTTGAGTCCGTGCTCAACTGCGAGTTGATTTTCGGACATCCATTCATCGGCAACATACTCAAGGTATGCGTCGAGTCTTTCTGTTAATTCTGCTTTTACTGTAGCAACTTCTTCTACAATAGTTGCTTCGTATTGCTCTTGAAGTTCTGATTTAACTTCTGCAATTTTAGATCTAATAGCAGCTTCGAAGATTGTTTTTGCTTTCTCTTGGAACTCTTCAGATAGTTCTTCACCTTCTAAGAGTGCCTCGATATCTTCGTCTACATTGACGATGGTTTCAGTAACAACCTCTTCCTCTTCAGCAACAACTTCCTCTTCTGTGGTTTCTTCTTCTGATACCACTTCATCGGTTGTAGTTTCTTCTTCGGAAACAACATCTTCAGTAGTTTGCTCATCTTCAGCAACTACTTCACCTTCAGATTCAGATTCTTCTTTTTTCATACCTGCTGGCATGGCTTCTGCAGGTTTAGCTCCTTTGTTCACAATGTCTTTGACTTGCTTAAGAACTGCACTAGCATCTTTTAGTTTTGCTGAATCATCATCAGGTTTATAGTTTTCTGGTGTAGGACCGCCTAGGTCTTCTACTGTTGGTGGTGTTCCACCTGTTGTAAGCTTCTGCATTGGTTCTGCAGATTTAGCTCCTTTGGTTACTACGTTTTCCATGTTGTGTAAATTGTTGCCTTTTTCGGAGATTTTTCTATATTTATTTATAGAACTTATAGATTTGATAAGAAATCACTGAATAAATTCAGTTTATGCTCTTCCAATCTACCTTGATCTACAAGAGTATTAATTCTCTTTTTAGTTTGTGTTGCTTGTTGTTCACGAAGAATTCCTCCTTCCCAAACCCACTCTTTTCCTTCCATAATTCCTGATACAAATGCGTCAGGTGCAGAAGGATCAGCGACGATATCTGCAGCAGTTGCTAACATAAAATCTTCACCAACTACTTTACATCCATCACGATTTTCTTTTAAAGATCCAACACCACGAGACGAGACTCCGAGTGTTACACCTTCACCGATGAGAGACTTTGCAATCTTACCCATTGGTGTATCAAGAAGTTGTGCCTTACCCACAAAATTATTTCCTTCTTGACGAAGAGATGTGATTTTATGAGAAACACGATCTAAGTTTACTGTCGGACCATCTGGATGTCCGAGTTCACCAAGTGCACGACCTTTCTTTACAAAAGATTCATTGTATCTACCAACCTCTTTTGCAAGAGTATTTACTGGATACATTCTACCATTACGATTCTTGATGTCACCTTGTAGAAAAACACCCTCAATATACATTTTCTTTTTAGCACCTTTTCCTTCGGTGATAAACTTAACGGTTGAAATTTCTTCTGTGATTAGTTTCATTGTTCTTAATTAGTGAATCCTACTGCAGTCGCCCAAATCGGACCTCCACCAGCAGTACCATCTAGTGTTGCTGCTGAATCTTTTTGTATAACCACTCTTTCTCCAGCACCAACATAAAAGTTTGTTCCATCTGGATTGACTGCCACTAAAGCAGCAGCTGTATGAGTATTAATTAAACTTACTAGTTTTGCACCATTACCATTTAGATCGGGAACACTACTAAGTCCTGCTTTGACATTTACAGATACGCTTTTAGCATTAATGATCATTCTTCTGTTTCCTCTTCTGTTTCAGGTTCTTCTTCCACTTCATATTCTGGTTCATCAAACATAGATGCAGAAACATTCGGTCTCTGACCCTCTATTCTTTCTGCAGATTTTGTAAAAAGAATATCTTTGAGTTTGTCAGTAACCTCGGAAGCAGCAGAGTCTGTTGCTATCAAATCGATGATGTCGTCCATATTTTAGTTATAACGTTATAATGTATTTATATCTCCGCCGTTTTGGTATCTTTACTTAACTGTGCATCAGTGACTGCAGCGGACTTTTCTAGATCTGGTTCAGTTGGAATATCACCTAAATCTCCACCACCACCTTCGAGTGGTTCTCCTGTAATTGGATCTACTGCATTTGGATCTGGAATGATACCATCTTTAATTTCTTGTTCAATCTGTTCATCAATTTCGATGATCTCTGCATCAGTTTGACGTAATACTTTTCTCCTTACATAATCATTGGAGTAATACTTACCAACATAAGGTTCGATTGTTGCAAGAGTTGCAAGTCTCTCATTCATCATTTCAGATTCTTTGAGTTCTGCAAATTGATTATCATATAAGAAATCATATTGGACATGTTCTCTAATAGATTCCCAATCTTCAGGTGTAATTATATTTTTAAGAATTAACTGAGTCTTGAGCATATCATTAAACATCTGAGCAAATCTCTTTCTCAAACGTCCAACAAACTTTGCAAACTTAAGTTCATCTCTTAGTATTTCAGATGAACGACCTAAGTTAAATCCACCATCAGATGCAATGCGTGATTCTGGAACGGCAAGTGCACGATATAGTTTCTTCTGGAAGTATTCGATATCTGAAAGTTCACCTAAGTTTTGTCCACCAGGTAATGTTGTAATTTCAGTTCCTCTTCCACCTTCTCTTCTTGGTAACCAAAAGTCTTCCATCATTGACATGAACTTACGATCATCTCTTACTTCACCAGTTTGTGCATTGTAAGTTAACTTATTACGATAACGATACATTACTTCTTTTAGATATTGCTCTGCCTTTATCTTTGGAAGATTACCTACATCAATATAAAATATTCTTCTTTCTGGTGCTCTTGATAATCTGTAAATTACAAGACTATCCTCAATCATTCTTAATTGATTTAATCCTTTGATTGCCTTATGTAAGTAAGATAATACACTACCACGGTTTCGGTCAATCAAACCTGATGTGCAATATGTAATTGCATCTTTTGCAATTTTAATTCCTTTACTTCCACCACCACCTGTTGCAATATTTGATGGATATGCTGGAGCAGGAGTATACATGAAATACTCGTCAATCTGAGGATTGAGAGAAGATGGATCTTCTCGTTTACCATTTACAGTGATATAATCATTTCGATCTTTTTTCTTTTCTTTACGAATATATTTGATCTTAAGAGAATCAATATATCTTAAATCTTGAATACCATCTTGTGGTCTTTTTTGATCAATAACTTTGAGATAACATAATTTACCATCAACATACCAATTACGAAATATCTCATGAGCCTTTCGATCAAAGTCTAATATCTCCTTGATTGTCTTAAATTCTTCACGAATTATCTTCTTTAATTTATCACTTGCATTTAAGTTTGATAATTCGATTTCTACAGGTGAATCATACAGATCACTTACGATTGCTTCATTTACAATATCTTCAATTGCACCATCAACCTCTGGATGAAGTGCCATTTCTCTATATCTTTTGATTAAATCGAATTCGTTTCGATATACGCCTTCTATGTCTACATAAGAACCATAAAAACCACTCTGTATATAAAAGTCTGACCCGTCCTGATTGTTCTCAGGAACGGGTGAAACTATCGACTGTGATTTCTTTTCGTTATCCTCAACAGAAAACCCAAATAGCCGTGCCATATTATAATTGTACTAGTATTTTACTATTTATCTGATATTTTCACCACCAGCTTGAGAGCTAGTTCCTTTGAATGCTTCCCACCAGTGAACCTGCATTTCGACATCAAACTGTTCGATAGTGTCTGTTGTCTCATAGTTTAGGTCAATTG